TCAAATAGAATGCCGGTATTTTTGAATTTTGAATGTTTTAATTTTTTCATACCAATACGATACTTTTAAAATAAATATGTTATAAAATATTATTCTCATCTAATAAAGTTCCAGTATCATTATCTGTTTCTTTATTAGTTGTTATAGATTCTGATATAATTGAATATGATTTTCCAAATTTAGATTTTTTTAAATTTTTTAAAACAGTTTCATGAGCTAAATCTAATCTACGCTCACGTCTAGGATCTGGTAAGAATGCGGACTTTTGATTTTCAACATCAAAGCTTTGATCTATTTCTTTTTTACCCGTAGGATCCCAACCGAACGCATTTTTATGTTGTCCAAATTTTATTCCTTCTTTTGGACGACCACCTTTGTCTTTATCTTCTACTTCATCAGAACTCATATGCATTGAAGCTAAATCATGTGGCGTACCATATGATACTCCCGTTACTGCTGGATCATTTCCTTCTTGTTCAAGTTGATTTTGACGGAAACGTAATTTTAAATCTTCAATAACATTGGTACGTTCTTGCAACCATTGGTCTTCTGACATATTAAAAATATATTCATATATGAATTTGTCTGATACTAGTTTTGAATCTTTCATTGACGTTGCCAATGTCATTTTTTCAGTCATTAATGCAACTTTTTGTTGATCGTAAATGATAGATGGTGCTGTTAATTCTAATTCAAAACCAATTAAATCTTCGTTATCATAGCCTTGTGCATATAAATGTATAATTGCAATTTTATATAATTCCGATACAACTATTTTTTGTATACGTTCGATTGTTCTTGCAAACCGTATGTCCATTGATGCTAACGTAGTTTTACCTTCAACTGCTTCAGCATATCCTAAAAATGGCTTAGGAATTTTAAGAGCGGCCATCATTTTATCTTTAACATAATTGATATCATCAATACCCGTAAATGTCATACCTGGCAATGTATCAATGGATGTTTGAGATTGACCTCCTCGCACTGGTAAATAATAATCTTCCAACATGTTGTTAAGATTAAACTTTAAATTGTAATTACCAGTATTTTGATCTACGTGTGGAATTTTTTTCATTTTATTGATAACCTGTTCCATGAATGTATCAACTTCATTTGGCGGAATATTACCAATATCAATTTTAAAAATACGTTTTTCTGGCGCACGCATAATTCTGTGAATAAGCATTGCATCTTCTAACATTGTAAGTTTTTGAAATTCTTTACGAGCACCTTCTAACATTGATTTACCATACGGCAAAAAGTTAGAATCTGATAACATTCGAAAATGTGCTACTTCAAAAACATCATACATTAAATTAGGGCTAGAAGCATGGCGGAATTTAATTTTGTATTCTCCGGAGTCTTCATCAAATTCTTCCCATCGTTCTACTTCATAACTTGAAAATGGACGAGCGTTTATAACTCCTAATTCTTCTGCAATATCTAATTTTAAAAAGAAATCTCCATATTTAGTCATGTTTCTAATCCATGGCCAAAGATTGAATTCTATGTTTAAAACATCATAAAACAAATTATAAAGTATTTTTTGAAGTTGTGTTTTATTAGTTTTAATAGTTAATACATCTCCGAATTGATCAGCTAATGTAGATTCATCTGAATATATATCGAGTGCTGCACTTATAATAGGATCTTTATCCATCATTTCGTAGTCAGTATACAACTGCATACGATTTTGGTGCATATAATAATTAGAATCATATCCTCCAGATCCACCTACACGATGGCGATTTGAACCATGCAAACGTGTGTATCTGTCAGCAACTTTGGTTTGATTGAGATTACCATAAGATTGTAAACGGTTAGTGTCTACAACTTTTATTTGATCTTTTCCATATGCACGTACAATAACGTTTGTAGCAAATAAATTTTGTAATCGTTTTCTTAATGATGCCATATATTTTTTTTAATATAAATATAACTAATTTTAGAACAAGACAAATTTATAACAACCAAGTTAAATTTTCTTCATCTGTACCATTATTCCAAGACCAACCCGTATCTTGTCGACGTTGATTGTTAGTATAAATTACAGGCTCTGTTTTTTTGAAATGTGATAAAGCACGTTTGTTTAGTTCGATACCATGTTGGCGAAGTTTAAGTGATGTATCTCGCAACCAAAGGCCAATACAAAATGCCATTACGAGGTCATCATTATATCCGTTTTGCGATTGAGCTTTTCCATTCAACCAAACAAAAACAAATAATTCTTGAATCAACCGCTTTGATCTAATTACCGGAGTTCGTTCTCGCATATACATTTCAAGTGCCGAAATCATTAATGGACGTGTACGAGATGTTGTTGATACACCTGGAACCATTTGTGATTTGTCTTTTGTGTCATAACCTTTTTTAAGTTGTACGTCTATATCAACATAGCCGTCATCTTTATATGTATAGAATAAATTTTCATAGTTACGATCCAATGCAGGTTGAATTGCAGCCCAACCTATATTTGCATTTTCAATTGCTAATAATGCATTGTTCCATTCTGTAGCAACTGATACAAGCATATTACCAAAATCTTTAGGAGGAAGTTTTCCTTTATATTCTGCAACTTGTCGTATATCTTGTACATCAATAACATGAAACGTAGACCAGTCACCCCCATCACCCCGGGCCACGTCAGCTACTACTACATAATCTTTTTCGTAGTCCGGATACTCCCAAATCCAATATGCATTATCATAACCTCTACGTTCTATAGGATCAGAACATTTTTGTTCATATTCTAATAATATAGCCCCATCTACAACAGTATGTCCTGATGAAATAAAGTCACAATCACATTCTTGTGCTGCACCACGTTCACCTAAAAGTTGGGTTTGTTGAGCTCTCCAATCATTATCTCGTTCTGGATGTACGGTCCAATGCAATTTAATTGTATGGAATCCGTTTATCTCTTGTTCAGCTTCGGACCACACTGAATGAAACCAATTACCCACACCATTAGGTGTAGATAAAACAATTGCGCCTCCACCCGTTGATAGTGTAGCCTGCGATGCTATCCATATTTCTTCAATGTTTCGTATGAACGCTGCTTCATCTATAATTAACAATGATAATGCTTCAGAACGTGCACCAGTTGTTGCAGATGATACTGCTTTGATTTGCGAACCATTTTTAAATTTAAGAGATAGTTTATTATCTGCCTCAATATTTCCTTTCAACCAACTTGGTAAATTGTCGTGCATCACGCGCACTTTAGTTACTAAGTTTTTTGCTACTTCTTGAGTTGTTGCAATAACAAGTACGTTAAAATCTTGTTTGAATAACATGCTCCAAAGAGCAAATCCTGCTGATAAAGTTGATATACCTAACTGACGTGACTTAAGTATTACATTGTATCGATTATCTCGTAATTCAGTTAATGATGTTTCCTGAAATGGGAATAAATTAAATTTTATTTTTCCTTTTTTAGGATGTTGAATATAACAATATTGTCTCATGAAAAACACAGGATCTTTAGCACACATTGCATATTGTTGCTGAATAATCTGTTTTATGTTTTGCTGAGACATATTATTTTAATATTTCGTTGATTAATATTCCAGAACCTAGCGTAGTAAAAATACCTAAACCAAACCATATGTTTTTATTGTCATACCATTTTGGTTGTAAACGTTTTTCACGTTCTACATATAAATCAATGTTTTTTTGAAGTAATGCAACTTGTTGTTTTTGCATTACAATTTGTACAGAATCCAAATACATTATAGATTTTTGTTTTGCAATCAATTGTTTTTGTTTTGCAATAATTTCATTATTAACATCATCAACTTGCCAAAGTGAATCTAATGTATTTGAAATATCATTTAATTCTTCTTCTGTAAAACATGTATCTGGCGTAGTTTGAGTAAATATACATAACGGAAATAATAGTATAACTAATAATTTTTTCATTTCTTTTTTCTTTTATTAGTTTTATTTAAAATATTTTCTTTAGCTTGTTTTGCCGTTTTATTTTTTGCCGTAGAAACTATTTGTTTTTTATCTTCTAATTCTTTTATTTCTGCATCTAATGTTTTAACATCACCTTTAATTACAGTTTTTTGATCTTCAATTGCATCAACTTTACCAGTAATTATATCTACTTGCTGATTATTATCATCAATCTTTTTTGCAGCTTTTGCATTTTGTTTGTTATCATGTTTCTTTTTTGTTGCTACAACAATTCCGAATAGAGCTAATATGGCTCCTACTATTACGGCCCAATATTTTTTAATCAGTTTCATCTTGTTCTCCATTTAGTCGTTTTATAAATCGTTCTTTAAATTGTTCAAAACTCTTTTTTATTTTTTCTTCAAATTCTTTTGGCGTCATTTGTGCAGCCCAAGTTTCTGTTTCTCCATCGCCATTTACAACAAATTTTGATGCTTGAGTATATGTTTGTTTGAGCATTTCAACATCTTTTTCTGCTTGTTGTAACCACGCTTCTGCATTTTGACGTACTCTTTGTTTTTCATAGTCTTCAAATGTTCCTGATTTGCGCATTTCATGTTCCCAATCAATAGTACAATCTAAACACATACCGTTTAGTTTGCGCATCTTTTCATCTGCAGAATTTGGATGTAAACATGTACATGATTCTTTTCTACATTTTGGAAATTTACGTAACTCATCACGTATTTCTTGAAATACTTCTGTGTTTTTTGTTTTTCGAACTCGAAATCCATCTTTTTGTTCAATAACCCACACCATTCCTGATGCATCGATTTCCTCCCAAACATCACCTACTTCGTGGCGTTCAGATTTACGTGCCTGTGCTTCAGCATCAGAAAATCCTATTGTCTTTTTGCTTTGGAATTTGTGAGTGCCATCAATCATTTGTTGAATGGCTTTAATGTTTTGTAACTTGTTAGATTTTGACATATATTATTTGGTTTTTTTAGATGGCATATCTAATTGCTTAGTTGCAGCTAATTTTAACATTTTAAAAAAGCTAGTTTTATCTTCTGGTTCTGCATCTTTCAAACTTAAATTAACTGCTAATAATGCTTTTTTCAATTTACCTAAAGTACTTTCTTGTTTTTTAAGATAATTTACAAATTGATCAACAGCTAATGCTTCTTTTGTTTCTGGTGATACTTCTGCCTCAGCTCCAGTTTCAGTTCCTGCTGCTGCTCCCTTTTCAGTTCCTGCTGCTGCTCCAGCTGCTGGCGGTGTTGCTCCTGTTGCCGCTCCAGCTGCTGGGGGTGTTGCTCCTGTTGCCGCTCCTGTTTCTGTACTAGCGCTAGCGCCTGTTTCTGTACCAGCTCCTGCTACGGGGGGTGTTCCACTAGCAGCTCCCGGGGTTGCTCCTGCGCTAGTAGCCGGCGTTGCTCCCGTTTCTGGGGTTTCTTCTTCTGGTTTGTCTGTTTGTTCTAAAATAACTTTAACTATTTTTCTGCGAACATATTCGCGTACTAAACGTTCACGTTGCTCTCTAGTTAAATTTTCTATCTTATCTTTAAGAACATCTGCAGTTTCTTTTTCTTCTTTATCTTGCCGTTTTTTAAAAACTTTTGCAGCATGTTTTGCATCATACTCGCCATCTTCTAAGTCTTTATATAAACGATCATCAGCATTGTATTTTACATCATACTTTCCATCATCTTGTACGTTTTTATCAGTTTTACGTAAAACATTGCTTTGTTTTTGTTTAGTAGAATATGGATTCAATGCTCCGGTTTTATCATCCGCGGTATAATCTTTTAAATCTTTTCTAGATTTGTATTTTGTATTTTCTGGTTTTTTGTATTTGCTTTTGTGTTTTTCAGCCATTACCTTGTCCTATTTTTACTTATAAATATAAATATCACCGTGCGTACTTTAATACCCCTAGTATTTGATTAACCGGAGCAAATGCACCTGTTAGCTTGTATGTATTACCGCCATATACAAATACTACCCCTTCCGATGGTACAATTGCTTCGAATCCGCCTAGACGTTGTATACGTTTTAATTCATGTTCTAACTTCTTAATAGTATTTATATCTTGCGTTGTTTCTAATTCTCTTATTAAGTCTGCCAAATCCTTTTTTAATTCTTGCATTGATTGAGACGGATTTGCTGCTAAAAAATTTTCTGCATTACGTAATACAACTGCACCTAATCGTAAAAATATGCTTTCAAACGGCTCCATGTTTTGTTTGTAATACGTTTTAAAATCTTTTTTATCAAATTCAGTTACCCATGCAGAAAATTCTGGATTTGTAATTTGTTTTTTAAGTGCTGCAATGTTTGCAGATTTATCAAAAAATGCCCAACGATTAATTAATGCTGTTAATATTTCAGCTGGAATATCATATCCTAATGATTGTGCTTTTTCTCGTATTACATCTCCCCACCATGCTCTATGATAATCTGAAACTAGATCTGTATCTTTTAATCCGTAACGATCGCGTAATTGATCTACTTCATTAAAAAATGCAGCTTGTTGATCTTCAAAATCTGACATTCTACCAATTTTAATTTTTTGCGGAGGAATAAATGAAAATGTTTTTTGTAAGTGTGCATTTGCATCTTGTATAATGCTTTGTAATGCACCACCACCAGTTAAATCAGTTTGCATAACATTACCCATTTCGTCATATTCAACTAAATTGTGGAATTGTAATACTGCAACATCATATGAAATTACATTTTTTGTTGCAGGGTAAATAATTTCCATGTTAGCAAATACTCGTCCATTTTTAAAAATGCCGTTTAAAACATTTGCATCTACTCGATTGAATGCTTCTGCTAGATCTTCTGCTGCGTTGCCGAATGCATCTGATATAGGGCCTCTACCTCCAAACTTGTCTTGTATTTCTTGTACTGACATTGGATTAATTACAGTGCCTTTGTTTCTAGCAAAACCAATTTGACCATTTTTATATGTTACTTGTATATTTTGACCATCAGTCTTTTCTGTTACCGCGGCTTCAATATCTAAATATCCACCTAATGCTCTTGAAATTATTTCTTTAACATCTCCAAATGAAAGTGCATGATCATCATATGGGTGTGCCATATGCCCTGCCGCACCCCCTTCTTTAATCATTTGAATTGCTTCAGTTAATGGAACTCCAACTACGGTTTTTTCAAATTCTTTGAAATCATATACAAAAGGTTTGCCAAAGCTAGAATTTAGAAACTTTTTAAGTTTTGCAATTTTCTGTTTGTGTTTTTCAGCCGTTTTAGGATCCATATACCCTTCTTCCATAACTGAATTAACATCTTCTTGTAAAATTTTAGTCCACCATTCTTTTGAAAACAATGATTCTTGTATGCCCGTTAATATTTGCCATACATTTTTAATTTCAGAATTATTTTGTGCGGGATACGCTTGTTTGAATGCAGCATAATCTCCATTTGCTAATGCAGCACGTACTGTGGTTGCTGAAATAGGTTGTCCCGATGCATCTGTCAATGGATCAATATCTAGATTTAACTCCGTTGCATTTACTCCTGCAGGGATTGTACGTCCTTTTTTATCTCCAATTGTTTTATATTTATCTACATTTGGAACAAAATCTTTGGTGCGTACGTAATCATCTCCTTTTGTTGATGCTGCCATAGCAAATCGACCTTGTACATCGGTTGGAAGTGCAAATAAATATTCATACGCAGCCATTATTGGAGAATTAAATTCTGTGGGTTGTATTTCAATGTTTGGATTGCGATTAATCAAATTGAATATCTCAATTGTTTTATCTCGGGTAATTCCGTCTCGGTCTTTAGGTCCAATTAGAAGTATTACTCGATCAGTATCAGGATGTTGAGCATAACGTTCTGCTAATGCTAAATGCGCCCCCGTTAGTGGTTTAAAACCTCCAGGAAATAACGTTGTTATTTTGTTCATTATGTTTCCATTTATAATAAATATTTTTAAATTAAAAATTATCAGTAATTGGGAATAGTGGTGAGGTTATTGATCCGCCAACGATTCTACTAGTCCTAAATATAAAATTTTTCATTTTTAGAGTACCTGATGCAGTCGTTGCATTCGTATATGCAATAACATAAATCTGAACATACATTCCTTGCCTTAACGTAAATTCATCATTAGTTGTTATAGTCGTAGTTTGTGCGCCTGATTCTATAGTACCAGCCGCAACAGTTCCTATTGCAAATGCAGGAATCATAGCCACATCGTCTTGAAATGCGCCGTAATAACTAGATCCAATAATTGGTCCTAAACTAGCGCTAGAAATATATGCGCGCATTAAACATGTAACTGGACTAGCAGATGTATTGTTAATTTCGTATGTAAATGAAATTTGACATTTTGTTTCGCCAGGTAAAATAAATGTTTGAAACGCTGACGCAGTTTGTGCATTTGCAATGCCATTGTCAATTGTAGATAAATTTAATGATGTTTCAGCTTGATCAAAATAAACTACACGACCCACGTTAACTCCATCTACAAATTCAGAATCAGAATTAAATAACGTATCTCCGCCAGGCCCAATTGCAACAAAAGATGATGCAGTGACATCGCCGTTTGCTGTTAAATAAAATCCGCTAGATGAGATTTCTAAATTACCATTACTTCCAGAAATATACTGTGAGTTTGGGTCACCAAAGAAAAATGTTTCAGTATGTACATCTAATTCAGATGGAATTGTTGAATATCTAAAATAATTATTTGCATCTCCATATAATTCCAATCCAACTCCACTGTATGGAACGCCACCTTTTGTTCCTTGTGAACCTGATAGCGCAGATCCACTCCACAATAAAAATCCAGGAAATCCTGCTGTAAATCCTTCATAACCTAATGATCTAACAAATCCGGTATTTTTATATCCGGATATTGCAACGCCTGATTCTAGGGAATCTGCAACATAAAGTGAACCAGTAAGCATTGAATAATCACCATCAATGTATCTATTACCGCCTTGCCACACATTATCATAAAGATATGAAATTTGTTTGCTAACAACTCCATCGACATTGTAATATTCTACTTTGAATGAAATTTGATTGTTTGCTTTATGCGGTGTATTAATCAGTGATCTAATTCTAGTATAATTAGGAGAATATCCGGCATCATTATCTGTAGTTGTTCGGACATCTGCAATTTGCCATTGACCTGCCTCTACCACAAATAGCAGGGCGCCGGTACCATCATAATTGCTTTCAAAATTAAATACTACATCA